TTATCAAACATCTTGGACGTAAACCTATCTCGGGTGATGTCATAGAATTGCCGCATTTGCGTGATGATTTTGCTCTTAACGATTACGACATTAGTTTGCCACGTTACTATGTTATTGAAGATGTGGGTCGTGCTAGCGAAGGATTCAGCGTTACTTGGTTCCCGCATTTGTACAGATTAAAACTCAACAAAATTACAGACAGTCAGCAATTTGCTGATATATTAGACAAGCCAGCAAAAGATGCTAATGGCGATAACTCTAATCAAACCCTGCGTGAATTACTCAGTACTCACAGTAAAGAGCTGGAAATTAACGATGCTATTTTACAACAAGCAGAAGCAGATGCCGGACAAAGTGGTTACGAAACTAGACAATTTTATACTCTAGCAGTTGATCCTCTTACTGGCAAGCCCGTTCTTAATACGTCAGACACTTCCGCATTAGACGCTAGCATTACCAGTATCACTGCTCTTGAAAGTAATGCTCGTCCACAACGTACAGGTTACACTGGCTACTTGGTAGCTGATGGATTTCCCAGCAACGGCTATGATTTTGGACACGGTATACAGTTTCCAGAAAATCCAGGACCAGATGATTTCTTTTTGCGTACTGATTACATGCCCAACCGATTATTTAGATTTGATAATACACGTTGGGTCAAAGTAGAAGACAATGTACGTATGACAATGACTAATACCGATACTCGTGCTACGCAGAAAACTGGATTTATTAATAATTCAACTTACATTTACAACGAAGCGGTGGCACAAGACTGGATTAATCTTGCCGTTGGTGATACAACTATTGAAACCAATATTGATTATCCTCAGACAGCAGTATATCTAGTGTTGAAGTTGGAAACTACAGAAATTGCCTTTACAATAGCAGACTACCCTGACATTATCAACGCCAATCCAGCTGGCAGGATTAGAATTAGTCTACCAGTAATTGCTACCGAACAACAAGCAATTCCTTATGCGGGCACATGGAAGTTAAGTCTATGTAATAACCGTGAAGCACAAAGACAAAGTTTATCCAAAGCTCTTAGACCAAAGGCAGACTTATAATGTTACATTTTTATGACGGTCAGATTAGACGATACCTAACACAAACTATTCGTGTGTTTAGTAATTTTGTTGTCAAGTACGGCGACGGAACACTAGTACGTGTGCCTGTTATGTACGGTGATGCGGATAAACAAGCTGCAAGTGTTGTGCGTCAAAATTCAGAAAATAAAATTAACTCAGTACCCAAGATTGCTGTTTATATATCTGGTCTAGCCATGGACACTACTAGATTAAGCGATTCAACTTACGTAGGTAAGGTACATGTGCGTGAGCGCGACATAAACGGTGATGTGTATACTACGGGTCAAGGTAAGAATTATACCGTTGAACGCATGATGCCTACTCCGTTCAAACTTACAATAAAAGTAGACATATGGACAGCAAACACTGACCAAAAATTACAACTGCTTGAGCAAATTTTAGTGTTGTTTAATCCAAGTTTAGAACTACAAACTACAGACAACTATATTGACTGGACTAGTTTAAGCGTTCTTAACTTAACAGGAGTCAATTGGTCCAGCAGACAAGTTCCGGTGGGCACAACTGATGCCATTGACATTGCTTCGTTAACTTTAGAAACTCCCATTTGGATCAGTCCGCCTGTTAAAGTTAAACATCTTGGTGTTATCACAAAAATTATCACCAGTTTGTATCAAGGATCTAGTACAGATTCTACGTATATTGACGGATTGGGTCAACCGCTAACAAATCCAGATGTAACATTATCTTCATTGTTAGCACAAGATACTGTTACTATTACAGATTACAACATACAAGTGTACAATGGACAAGCTATTCTGTTACACAAAACTGAAAGTAGTGTTCCTAGAGAACCTACATTAGATATTCCTGTACGTCAAGGTACACCAATTCAATGGCAAGATGTATTTGATGTATATCCTGGCAAGTATACCGCTGGTTCAAGCGCATTGTATCTAACACAACCCAACGGTGTTGAAGTGGTAGGTACCGTTGCTATTAGTCCGTTAGATTCAACATTACTTACAGTGTCTTGGGACACGGACACTATTCCAAGTGATACACTAATTGACAGCCAAGGCAGATTAGATAACCACCCAGACTATGGAGATGGTATTCAACATCGCAGTGGAAGTCCTGGAACATTTGATGCTATTGTTAATCCGCTTACCTATAATCCAGAAAATCCAGACGCAGGTACTAGATTACTCATTGTTGAAGACATCGGCAACGAAAATAACAGTGTGCCAGCGGCCGCGTGGGGTACACTAGTTGCTGTTGCTAACGATATTATCGAGTGGACTGGCACTGAATGGAATGTAGTGTTTAATTCCGTTCAAGAAACCAGCACTATGGTGTGGCAGACTAATATATACAAGAGCCAAGCAAACTTTAGAGTACAATATGTCTGGAATGGCGTACAGTGGGCTAAGAGTTTTGAAGGTGAATATAGGGTAGGTGAATGGAGACTAGAGCTTTAACAGATAGGATAGTATGTAGCGGAGCATTGTTCTACGCCAAGTCTACACGAAGATTCCTATTGTTACAAAAAGCTCACGGTAAACACACCGGTACTTGGGGATTAGTTGGTGGTACAAACCTACAACATGAAAATCCATGGCAAGGCCTACAGCGCGAAGTTCAAGAAGAAATTGGATCCATGCCTGGTGTTATCAAAACAATTCCGTTGGAAACATTTGTCTCAAACGATAAAATCTTTAATTTTCACACTTACTTGTGTGTAATACAAGACGAATTTCTTCCAGTATTAAGTGACGAGCATTGTGCGTGGGCATGGTCAACTATAGATTACGCACCAAAACCGCTGCATCAAGGATTGCGTAATAGTTTTAGTAATAAAACAATCCGCACTAAACTTCAAACAGTTTTTGATATTGTAGATTTAATATAAAAAAGGACCCAACGGTCCTTTTTATTTGTTTACTAATAGATTAGAAACCACGTGTATATTGTAGTTGCCAAGTATTAGACTCCGAATCGCCATAACTTTGACTATAACGAAGACCTAGCCCGTCCTTATCTGTCATTTTAACTTTACCTTCAACACCATAACGATCTGTTTGGTAATTGTTAGCTATGTCAAACGCATTGCGATAACGATAGCTGAAATCTACTTCAAACTTTTCAGATAGTGGAACTACTACACCAGTGTCAAAAGCATAGAAGCTAAAATTGTTAATAGCCCTAACAACTTCGCCTAGACGAATTTGTGCGTAAGGTTTAACATTCATTGCTGACCAAGTGTGTTTTACTCGACCTTCATAGCGGTTGGTAATAGCACCGTTGCCCCAATCTGCTTGACCAGAAGTTACTTGACCAGAATATTGCCACGGGCCGTCTTTGTATCCAAGAATAACACCGGTATTATAACTGTCTACTTTGGTATTGCGATCTTCTGATGTTCCATATTGGCCAGCGGCATAAAAGTTTCCTGCCATGGCTGTTGATGCGACCAAGAATAGAGCCGCAGTTAGTACTAATTTTTTCATAATTTTTCCTTTTGTTTGATAAGTGAGCCGGTCCACCCGACTCACTGTTTTACATCTATTTTAAATCAAGAACGTTATACAGCCAGCCGTTATCAGCATTAGGCCGCCCCAGGCACCTAACGCTTTATAGTAGGTACTAAACGGTGTTCCAAAATAACGATTACCAATCACTACACACTTGTGAGTCGGACTTAACAAGTAACCAGCAAAGTCGATAGCAAAGAACCATAAGAAATACTCAACTCCAAAGACCTGAGACATCAATACAGCAATGGCTATAAACTTACCTGAACTACCCATTAAGAAGCTAGCTATGAGACCAATAGCACTGATGATTACCATGCCAACGAAAGTATGCGGATCAAGCATACTGCTCTTTAACATAGTTTGCCATGCAGTGTCGTAAGTTTTCATGTAGTTACCTAACATAATAACTGCGCCAACCCACGCTAGTACATCCCATCGAACGTAGCCAAGGAGTTTTTTTGGACTCCATTGCTGACTGATAATGATGTAATACAGGGTTAAGAAACCAAAACAACCAACCATCCACTTGTCGTTGTAAATGTAAAGACCAATGGCCACAAACATTGGAACAACGTTTCGTAAAACAGATGACAGTTTAAAGTTTCCCGGGGTTATCACTATTTCTTCGTCATGTACTTGGCTCCAAATGTACCAAGTAATAAACGCAAAACTAACAATCAACAAGGGCGCAATTAGGCCAAGCCACGCACCATAAGTTAAACCAAATGCAGCGATTGGTAGGATTACTGTTTTCTCGAGTGGCGACCACAAATAATAGTGGTGCGTTGCTAGATAATCTACAATGCCTAACTTCTCACGGCCTGGGCCGTCCTTAGGTGCAACTGTATCCAGCAAACCTGCTGACACAGTGACTCGACCTTCAATTGGCAATACTCCGCCAATCGCACTTAGGAGAACTACTACAAACTTGTTACTTCTGAATGTGTTTCTTACATAGGCAAATGCCGGGGCGAAGAGTTGATACTCTTTTGCTAGTCCGGCAGTGATCATAATGAAGAATATCATCCATAAGTATGATATGTTCTTTAACAGAACGTTTGTGATGAAGTCCATCTTTTCTCCTTAAAAAAGCACTATAATTATAGTGCCAGTTATTTATTAGTACAAGTACTATGGAGAAATTATTTAAAAATAATATTGAAACCAATGATTGTTCGAGGATCAGTGCCTTTGTATTTGGCACTGTGTCTGACATAGGATGGAAATAATAACAAGTCACCCTTGTCTAAATGATGCCAATGTAAGTATTGCTTTTCTAAAAACAAATTACCTGGATCTGAGTAGCCTCCCCAGGGTAACGGACTAAACATGATGGTGGATCCGTTGTATCCTTCAACCGAGCTGTTGCCTTGTTCAAGACAATACACACCTGACCAACTACAGTTGTGATGTCCGTGTAGCAGGTTATCGTAATCAGTACTGCTCCAACTCCAAATGTCTACTAGTTCAGGAGTGTATGCTCGATCCCAGTTGTTTGATTGACTGGCCGCGTCAAATGCCGATTGTAAAACCCACGCTTTTAGGTCGTCAATAATAGGATTATCTTTAAATTCAATTCCGCCTACAAATCTATTGTTGACTTTGTCGTCTTGGGTAGTATGAGATCGGCCTAACTGTACAAGTTCTTCATGATTTGAGAATATTCTGCTACTACGTAATATAGGAGTTGACCAAGATTGTATAAGTTCTATCATGAAGATATTTATAGAGTTAAATAACATGATGAAAATTTTATCCAACATATTAACTCCGTTAGAATGTCATGAATTGTCTAACAAAATCAAATCTTACGAACAACCTGTAGGTGATAGTTTAGTGCCCAAAAGTTTCAGTGCGTATGCGTTGCCGGAAACTGAACAATTACTTTTAAAATTAACAGAACAGGTTAGTAGCATAGTTGGTAAAGAACTTTATCCGACATATAGCTATTGTCGAATTTACTATAATGGTGCTAGTATGCGTCCGCACACGGATAGAGCGGCTTGTGAATTTTCCATGAGTTTATCACTAACTGGTGATCCTTGGCCACTGTGGTTTATGTTGGATAAACCTACCCCAATTAGTCTAGCTCAAGGTCAAGCTGTTTTATACAAAGGATTGGAATTTGAACACTGGCGTGAAGAATATACCGGTAATAAGTGTACGCAAGTGTTCTTACATTGGGTGGATGCTAACGGCCCACACGCAGACTGGCAATATGATCGCAGGCCTATGATAGGCGCAAAAGAAACTGAAAAATCTTATTGGGGTAAAAGCTGACAATCCCAAGCAATCACTCTACGATTGCCCTTACCTTGCCACGGATATACTTGATGTGGTAACCAACTAGGAAATATCATCATTGTTCTTAATTCAGGTTTAACATGTACGAATCTAACACCTTGTGCAGCAGCAGGTCGATCAAATACAAAACTAATACACCCGTCAGTTTCTGCGCTGTTACTGTTAAATTCAGGTAGTTCTAAGTATATGTTTCCAGATATGTGGCCAAACGGATGCGTGTGCGTAACTTGGTAACTGTTTTCGGGCTGTGTTATAGTCCATGCGTTTATTAAAGTGGGTATTAGATCCAATGATCCAAACTTTCCAGACTGTTCCCACATTTTTTCTTGGTACTCTCTTGCTTGAAATTCTATCCAAGTCTTAACCCACGACAACTTATTATCGCCTGGCCATACCCGACGTTGATCTCCACCACGTAACGTTAAGTGGTCATCACCCGGATAATCTTCTGCGATTGATCCTGATTTTAATAACTCTAAACTAATGTCGTTAAGTTTATTAAAAACATAATCGTCAACAGTTGTTTTACCAATTGCTACAGGATTAAAAATAGTAAGGTCTATCATTTTACAAAAAAGTCCATAACTAAAATACTGCGTGGGCCAGTGCTCGGGCGTGAGTTGTGTATTAAATATGCCGGCATTGACAGCCAATCTCCAGGGGCAAACTTATGTTCGTAA